ATTATTTTTTATATTTCCCCAAAAAACGCTAAGAAATGATGGACCTCTCATTCTGCCAGTTGTAAAATATGAACCACCATTATCTAATAACACTCTTGATCTATGATGAGCATTATTTGAGCAAGAATCGCTGTAATAAACAGTTATTGTAATTTGTGCTTGTTCATCAGCAATGCTATTATTACCAGCATCATTACTAGCACCTATTGATACCCATCTTACTTTAGCGGTAACAGTGTTAATAGTAATATTTAGTCTATGATTAGTACTACTTGGACGTATTGTTTGATTAACATTAAAATTACTAAACACACCATCTTGTTCCGGATTAGGATCATTTGCATATCGTTTTAAAAAGTTGTCATAATCTGTTTCTAGTCTTCTTTGTATATCTCGAAGAATTTGTTTATCAGAGTTTTTCAATAACTCATAAGTTGGCTGAAGACAAGAATTGTGATAAACCGGATGGTGAGAGTGATTATTTCCCATTATATATATATATACATATATATATTATATTTTTACGCATATTGTATTTATTTTTACATTTAACCATACTACCTACCTCCCAGTCCAAACCTTAATAACTGGCTTGTTTATAGTCCTATTATTTACATCATTTACATATTCTTCATAGGAATATCCAAAATGTAAATAGTTAAATATACTACCAAATAAAGATGGACATTTCTTTAAAGCTGGGTATTGTGAATATATCATACACGCAAATATGCGTTCAAAACAACATCGATCAGGTCTATTATGTACGTAATGTATTAAATTCAAAAAATTAAATTTATTTTGCAAATGTTGCACACACTCATGTGTTATCATAGATTGAATACCAAAACAACCATTCCATTCTGGTGATTTTCCCAAAATAGTAACATTGGAGTCATTTTTTAACATTTTTCTTATTATTGCACTATTTTTAAGACCATGTGATATACGCATCGAATTGTTTATATTTTCAGTATCCGCGCTAAAATGCCATAAAGGACAAACCGGTAAATTTATTTTACCAAATGGAATGCATGAGTGAAAAAATATACTATCATGAATAATAACCGCTTTTGGATGCCATGGATGATGATAATAATAATAATAGGGTAATAATTCACCTCTTCCAGGAAATTCGGATTGTACATATTGAACATTCTCATCTTCACACATTTTAACTACAAATTCATAATTACTATTATCATCTATTACGACAATTTTATTTTTTGGATAATATATTCTTATTGTTGATATACAACGATTCCAATATTTATTTGTTTTCTCAGAATTTACATGACGTGTAATAATAAATACAAATGACATGGTAAATTATAAATTTAATAATAAATTAATTGTTGAAATATAAACAAATGTAATTTATATAAATTAGTTTAATATATTTATATAAATAAAATTTTTAGTTTTTACTTAATACTACTAAATGTAAATATACGTTACATATCTATTTTGACAATACTGGTATTTTATCAATATTAATTAGATTTTCAACGGCTCCTTTCATTTTTGATATAGAATTAAACGGAACTACAAATTTTGAAAATTCTGGACGTGTCAATTGATTTTCAGGTGTATGATTATGTGAGCAACGTGCAATCATTTTGTATAATTTAAACTCTGGATATCTATCTTCACCATTTGCTTTATATAATAAATTAATTCCCTTATCATCAGAACACCATTCGACTACTAATTTAACAATTGGATTCTTATTTTCTAAATATTTTACATTGGATACATCTTTCACCAAATAATCAAAAATTGAACATGCCAATCTACATATATCAAAACTGTAATTTGGATCTATACGTGTTTTTTTATCATTAAAATAGGGTTCGGTGTTATATTGTGTTGCTGCATCGCCACCATTTTCAAAACTATCACTGCAAAATAAATTGCCTTTGTATTTATAAATAGCTCTGCCAAAATCGATAATTTTAAACAATCTACCAAATGTTGGCACTTTATAGTATTGATTTTTATAACAATAATAAACGTATTTTTTATCGGTATAATTATACATCACATTGTTTGTGTGTAAATCATTGTGTGTAAATGAAAATGATTTTTGATAAGTTAATAAAATCATTATTATTTGCATAAACGCGGAAAGCCACTCTTCTTCGGTTAATTCGTTATTGTCGATCAAATTGTCAAAAGTATTTTCACATGATTCCATACATATTAATTCTACTGGGAATTCGGGTATTCTTGCTTCTACATATTCAGAGTCGCTATCATATGATGTGTATTCTGTATTGTTATCATTTTCGTTGTCATTGTCATTGTCATTGTTGTTGTCGTTGCTATCAACATTTACTAGATCAGGAATTTCATTATATGTATCACACGATTCACATTGATTGTCGTGACTGTCGTTTTCATTTGACGATTTTTCAAATGATGCATCAGATGTATAAGATGTTCTAGATGAACAAGATGATGAAGTTCGTAATGACGCGTTTGTTTTTTCAAATGATAAATTACTAGTATTGTTATCTAATGAAATTTCTTGCAAATCTATCTCTAAATCACCCTTATTTACGCTACCATTTACGCTACCATTTACGCTACTATTATCACAACCATCAACACAAAAAATATCATCTAGTTCTTGCATCGTATTATTAATGTCCGCAACATCAAATACTATAGCTTCATCACCATAATTGGATTGTTCTCCGATAACTATTTTTTTTAAATTTTTAGAAGAATATTGATTATTCGATTCATAATCATAATTTTCATCATCTACTTCAAACAATACATTTTTATTTTTATTAAAATAATCTGACTGCATCAAATAATCCAAATCATCACAAATATTAAATGTGTAATTTTTTTTTATTCCTAAAAAAGATCCATAATAATCTAACCCATGTATAAAATTTGTATTATGAAGTAATATACTAGACAAATATACAAAAAAACTATCAACATAGGCTGAATTATTGATATTTAATAATTTCGAATGCACTTTATTATTGTTGTTTGATGTATTCATACAATCTTCGGATTCAATGGATGGTAAATTATATAAATGCGGTTGTTCTGTTAATTGATTGTTGTCCGTGATATGATATTTACCTGTCATAAATTTAATAGGATCCAATAACGGGGCAAACTTCATAAATACAACCTTTTCTTTAGATTTTTGATTCACTATATTTTTAATTCTACAATTATACAAGCATTGATTAATATAATTGTCTTCAGTTATGTCATCGTAATCGCTTTTTACATCATCATCATCATTATTATCGACCTCGTCTTGGTCGTCGTCCTCATAAAGTGAATAAACATTACTAATAAACCATTTATTATTAAGATTTATATTATTGTAATTTTGCAAGTTCAATGAGAAAAATCTCGAATAAATAGGAATATAGTTTTGTAGTTTAGAAACATTGGCTATTTTTTCTAAACTTTGAAATAATTCACTGTTTTTGCGCTTTTGATAGTTAATAGTGAATAATTCTTGATTTTGCTCGGCGTTATTAGTAATATTATTAGACATATTATTAGGTAAATATAATAAAAAAAACAGTCGATTTTAACTAATATTTCTAAAGATTTTTATTCGGAGGGTATATTTTGCGTAAGTTAGAAAAAAATAATTTTTATAAATTATATAGACATAGACATAGACATAAACAGTATAAAATGTCGCTAGAATTAAGAAAATTTGATATGAAAAGTATTAGTTTTAAACCGAATGAAAATAAAGGCCCAGTAGTAGTATTGATTGGTCGTCGTGACACTGGTAAAAGTTTTTTAGTAAAAGATTTGCTCTATTATCATCAGGATATTCCAGTAGGCAGTGTTATTTCAGGAACAGAAGAAGGTAATGGTTTTTATGGTAAAATGGTACCGAAATTATTTATTCACAATGAATACAATACTGCAATCATTGAAAATATATTGAAAAGACAAAAAACGATTTTGAAACAAATTAAAAAAGAAATAGAATCATTCAAACGCAGTACAATTGATGCAAGGACGTTTGCAATTCTGGACGATTGTTTATATGATAATACATGGGCGAGAGATAAAATGATGCGTTTACTTTTTATGAACGGAAGACACTGGAAAATCATGTTGATTATTACAATGCAATATCCGTTAGGTATACCACCATCTCTGCGAACAAACATAGATTATGTTTTTATTTTGAGAGAACCGTATATTGCAAATAGGCGTAGAATTTTCGATAATTATGCGGGTATGTTTCCCACGTTTGAATCCTTTTGTCAGGTGATGGACCAATGTACGGAGAATTATGAATGTTTAGTGATAAACAACAATGCAAAATCGAATAAATTACAAGACCAGGTTTTTTGGTACAAAGCGGACAGTCATAATGACTTTAAACTTGGATCAAAAGAATTCTGGGAATTATCCAAAGATATGGGGTCGGATGATGAGGAAGAAAAATATGATCCGAATAATATGAAAAA